TGGTCCAAACTCCCAGCCGGAGCACAGACCGCCGCCGGGGCAATCGGCAGCACGCTCGGCAACCTCGCCTCCAGCGCAGGCAACTCGTTCAAAAACCTCGCCCAAAACGCGGTCGCCCATATCAAGGGCCTCGCCACGGGAGCGGTCGCCGCCATCGGAGCAGGTGTGGCAGCCATCGGCGGCACGCTGGTGGCCACCGGCAAGCAGGCGTTGGGCGCGTACGCCACGTGGGAGCAGGCGGTCGGCGGCGTCGACACCCTGTTCAAGGACGCTTCCGGCACCGTGCAGAAGTACGCTGCCGAAGCGTACAAGACGGCCGGCGTCAGCGCGAACGAGTACATGAACCAGGTCACGAGCTTCTCGGCGTCGCTCATCAGCTCCCTCGGCGGAGACACCGCCAAGGCCGCCAAAATGGGCAACATGGCGCTCACTGACATGTCGGACAACGCCAACAAGATGGGCACCGACATCCAGACCGTCCAACAGACGTATCAGAGCCTCGCTCGCGGCAATTACGCCATGTTGGACAATCTGAAACTGGGTAGACTAGCATTAGCCGCTTAAATTGCTCAGTATAAACCTCGTGAAAACGGTGGAACCCCTACGGTAAGCCGAGGGCAATACCGTGCGAAGCCGACAATTCCCAGTCGGAACGTGTAACGACTATCGAAAGCACGTCATCATGGCGGAAGCGAGTAGAGTACGCCCAAGCGGACGGAAGTGCGAGGGACGGGTGAATCCCGCCAAGAGATAGTCTGCTCTGCACGGAGACGTGCAGCAGCCCTCCGGGGCGGGCAGTGCCTAGCGCACACTGCCGAACATCAGGTATGGCGGCACCAAGAGCGAGATGGAACGCCTCATCTCGGATGCAAACAAGCTGCCCGGCGTGCTCAAGGACGGCAACGACCTGAGCGTCGACTCATTCTCCGATGTAGTCGAGGCCATCAGCCGAGTCCAGAAGGAGATGGGCATCTCCGGCACGACCGCAGATGAGGCAGCCAAAACCATCGAGGGTTCGGTCGGCGCGATGAAGGCCGCCTGGCAGAACTGGCTGGCCGGACTGGGCAACGAGAACGCCGACATGGGCGCTCTCAGCCAGCAATTGGCAGAATCCATCGGCACCGCGTTGAAGAACATCGTGCCCCGAATCGGAGCCATCGCCAGGGGCGTCGTCTCTGCGATACCCTCACTGTTCAACAGTCTCGTGGATCTCCTACCGGCACCGTTCCAGAAAGCGGTGGATGCCGTCGGAAGCGTGTTCAAGAACCTCGGCAATGCCATTGCTCCAGCACTCGCTGCGTTCACAGCGCTGGGAATGGGCGGCATCGCGCCTTTGCTCTCTAAAATTCCACTACTCGGCGGCGTATTGGGAGGATTGGCTGGACCGTTGAGTGCACTTGGCGGTCCTATCGGCATGGTGGTGGCTGCAATCGGGACACTTATTGCCACGACTCCTGAGCTCAAGAAAGCGTTCGGCGATCAGGCAAGAGCCTTGTTTGAACGGTTCAAAGCCGAGCTCCGATCCATGAAGCCGGTATTTGACAAGCTGTCCGAGACCTTTAAGGCTACAGTCAAACAGATCATGCCGGTCATCACGGACGCGTTGGGCACGCTCGTCCCCGTGGTCGGCCTGATCATGCAGTCGCTGCTGCCGCTCATCCCCACAATCATGGAACCGCTCATGGCGGCACTGGAGGCGATTCTGCCGGTCATTGGTCAGATCGTGTCCGGCGTGCTGCCCCCGCTGGCGGAGATGCTGTCCGCGCTGCTGCCAGTCGCCGGTCAGATCATCGGCATGATAGTGCAGGTCGCCGAGCAGATCGGCGCGCTGCTCGTGCCCATCATCCAGCAGCTCATGTCGTTCATCAGCCAGATCGTCGCCGTGGTCGTGCCGATCGTCCAGCAGATCGTCACGGTCGTCACCGGGGCGGTGACCGGCATCATCGGTATCATCCAGCAGCTCATGCCCGTCATCCAAGGCATCCTGAGCGTCGTGAGCGGTGTCGTGAGCGCAATCATCGGATTCATCACCGGTATGCTGTTGCCTGCGGTGCAGGCGATGCTCCCCTACGTGTCGGGTGTCATCAACGGCATACAAGGCGTGATACGGGGCGTGGTCGGCGTCATCTCCGGTGTCATCAGCATGGTCGCCAACCTCATCAACGGCAACTGGCGAGGCGCTTGGAACAGTTTCAAGTCGATTCTTTCCAGTGCTGCCGGAGCCGTCGGGGGCTTGGTATCGGGCATCGTGAACGCCATCCGGGGCGCGTTCGCCGGGGCGGGCAGCATGCTCGTAAGCGCCGGCGCGCAGATCATCAGTGGTCTGTGGAACGGCATCAGCGGTGCCATCGGCGGATTGTACGCGAACATCAAGGGCGCTTTGAGTGGTCTGGTCGATAAGGCGAAGGAGGCGCTCGGCATCCATTCCCCGTCGCGAGTGTTCAGGGATGAGGTCGGTCGTTACATTCCGCCCGGCATCAGCGAGGGCATCGACAAGGCGACACCCGCCTTGCAGCGCAACATAGTCCGGCAGGTGCAGGGCGTGACGGATGCCGCCCAATCGGCTTTCGGGCCGATGACGCTGCGCTCCGCCATCGGATTGGACGATTCAGTCGCTTCGGCCACCACCGGCAACGGTCTGGCCGATCTTGCGACCATCATCACCGAGATTCGCGGCCTGCGCTCCGATCTGCAATCCCTGCATGAGGATTTGGGGCCGACCATTGGCAAGTACGCGCCGACCATGAGCCTGCGCGAGTGGAAGCGCGCGTTCAACATCATCTGATTGGAGGCATGGTTTGCAGACAATGACCTACCGGTGCGGTGCTACACAGGATCGCACCGTGAACCTCATCGACCCTGCGGGGCTCATGGTCAAACGCATCGAACCATTGCGCACGCACGCGTGGGAGGTGGAGTTGGCCGCTCACGGCATTGACTCCGCCTCCCTCAACGCGTCAAGCGTCCAATTGGAGGCTACATGCGCCGACCTCAACGTGCTGGACGTGGCTGGCGAACTGTTCGACGCGGACGTTAAGGCCGTGGCCTCGTCCCGTAGCAAGGCCGATTCCGGTCTGCTCACCGTGGACGGCTGGTCGCAGACCGCGCTCGTCACCGGAATCGAACCATCCTATGACCCGCCCGGCCCCGCGAAATACACGCTCACCGTCGCATTGCTCGACGGCCTGTGGCGCAAGCGCGACGACGTGCAGCATTTCTGGTCGGACGCATTGCAGCCCGGCTTGGATTTGGATTATCCGCATGATTACATGCCGACGACGCGAAACGCTTCGGTCGTAAACAGCGCGGTTTCCGCGATGCCGTTCGAGATGGTGATCTACGGGCCGGTCAGCGAGCCGTCGATCACGATGGGAGGCAACACATATGAGTTGCATATGGACATCCCCAGTGGCGCGTATGTGACCATCAACAGCGTCGAGGGCCAGCGCAGCATTGTCATGACGGCCGAGAACGGCGACCTCACGAACGTGTTCGCCAAAGGCGAAAGAGGCACTGGCATGGGCTCCGGCTCGTACATTTTCGAACCACTGCCGTCCGGTGAGCACCAAGTGCAATGGAAAGGCTTCGGCTTCGACCTAACCGTGATCCGCGAGAGGAGCGTGCCGGCATGGCTGACCTGATCATCACCAACGGCAAGCACGTCGATACATCGGCCATCGCCGAATACACGCTCGATTGCGCATGGGGAAGCGGTGAGAACGATTTTGAGTTGACCGTGCCGCGTTTGATCGATTCGGGCGCTTACGTGTATCTGGATGGTTCGGAGTGCGGCGGAATCGTGGATGCGATGGAAGACCAGCTCACTTCCGGCGTCAGTACCATCACCTATTCGGGTCGCACGTGGCATGGCGTGCTGGCGGACAAGATTTTGGAGCCGGACAAGGGCAAGGATTATCTGACGGTTTCCGGTTCCGCTTCCTCGGTCATCGGCTCGCTCATCAGCCGTGTGAGGCTTGATACGGTGTTCGGCGCGGTTGCCCCACCTGACGGAGACGACCCGACCATCAAAACCTACCAGTTCGACCGTTACGTGGATGCGTATACCGGTTTGCGGAAGATGTGCGCGGCCAGCGGTTTGAAGCTCAGAATGGCCTATGCGTCCGGCCGGGTCAACATTTGGGCCGAACCGGTCGCGCATTACGGCGACTCGATTGATTCCGATTTGATCGATTTCGACGCGACCCGCACATGGAAGAAACCGAATCATCTCATCGGCCTGGGCAAGGGCGAAGGTGCCGGTCGAACGGTCGTCCACTGGTACGCGGATGCTGCGGGCAACGTCAGCCAGACCCAGTCGCTCAGGGGCGTGGACGAGATAACGCAGGTCTACGACTATTCGAGTGCCGAGACCGCCGAACTGAACCAGAAGACCCGTGAGAAACTACAGGATCTGCAGTCCGAGGGCGATGTGAAGGTCACCGTCCGCGACGACGCGAACGTGGTGTTCGATGTTGGCGACACCGTGACCGCACGTGACAATCTCACGGGCATCACCGTCAACGCGACTATCAGCAAGAAAATCGTCAAGGTCTCGGGCGGCGTCCTAAGCGTCGATTACGAGGCCGAATAGAAAGGAACGTCATGGCCAAGAACAACGACTGCATCGTCGCCGAATGCGACCGATGCGGAAGATTCGCCTGGTACACCCCATCGAACGCGGACGCCCTGAAAAACGACTGGTGGGACGTGCAACGCCTCGACGCCGACGGCAACCAACACGGCTACTACTTCTGCTCCAACTGCCACCAGGAATACGTCAACCGTCTCAGGGACGCCGACAACAGCTTCGAATCATGGAAGAAGAACGGAGGCAAGCAGAATGGTTGAACTCGTAACCGGACATGCGAACAAGGCGCACGCCACGGCGGAACAGGCCGCAGGATTGAACGCCGGCATCCTCGGTTTGGATGATTATGTGCTCGACGTGCACGATAAGTTCGAAATCACCGTCGTTTCGGCGAACAAGGTGACTGTCGGCACGGGCGAGCTGGTCATGCAGGGGCGTCACGTCAGCCAGGGCACGCCCGAGGACCTGATCGTCACGAACGGCAGTCAGGGGCAGAAACGCAACGATCTGATCGTATGCCGCTATGCGAAGGGCTCGCAGTCGGTTGAGAGCGCGGAACTGGTGGTGGTCAGGGGCACGCCCACCACGGGCACGCCCACCGACCCAACGTTGAACACCACCAGCCCGTTGGACGGGGGCACCACCTACGATATGCCGTTGTACCGCATCCCGTTGGACGGCATCACCATCGGCACACCAGTGCCATTGTTCAACGTTTTGCGGCCGATGAGCGACGTGTGGGATTCCCTAACCCATACGCCGGTCACGACCCTTATCGACAGTAGTTACGGCACGGTCAAGGGCTACCAGTCGGGTTTTGTGGCGACGTTGCGAATCGATTGGAAGTCATCGGCCTCCGGCTCTTGGAACACCGGCAATTTCGGAACCCTGCCCGAAGGATGGCGTCCCCCGATGGATTTGAACTTCTCCTACGGCGGGCGTGACGGAGCGAACCAGAAGACCATCAACATACATGCGGACGGAACCATGACCTACGTCAATCAGGGCGGCACGCAGGGCACGAGCGCGTTCGGTTTGACCGTCTCATACGTGCTATGACCCGTGGGGTCACTGCAAGACAGCGCAACCGCCTGAACCAGTGTCCCGAAGCTATGCGGCGGGCATCGGGTCGGCGGTGCGCCATACGCCGGTGCATCCGGCGTACGCACTGTTCGGGTTGCCGAGCATGGTCACACGGCCCGTATGCTCGCCGTAAAGGATGAACGTGGTGTTGCCGCCGAACACGGCTATCGGAGTGTTCGTTCTTTCCGCTGGACGATACCCCACGGGTATGGTCTCCGACGCTTGTGCGTAATTGTTCTCGCCACTATGGTTGAATTTCACGTTGCCGCCCATGAAGCAGATACTCCCCACGCGAGTCAGCGCAATAGTGTCTCTGCTGTAGGGCACCTTCCATGTCGTGGAACGCTGGGTTAGGGAATCCCGCTCAGGCGACCAAGGCTCGCTCCCAGAGGCGTTGCGCGTCACGCAAAGCCGTGATATCCGGCTTTAAATAGTACTTTGCGGTGGTTTTGATATCGCTGTGGCCGAGCATTTTCGACACGATGGCGATATCCGCGCCAGCCGCCAGAGTGCTCGTCGCCCACGAGTGCCGCAGGTTGCGTGCGGGAACATGCGGCAGATCATGCCGCTTGCACCAGCTCGCGTATTGGCGTGCGGCTTGTGGCGGGGTGAGGGTGCCGATGAGTCGGCCCCCCTCGCGTGGCTTGATTTCGCGCAATCGTTTGACGGCGAAGCGCGGCAACGGGAGCGTGCGGCGGCTCAATTCGGTTTTCGGCGGCACTGTGACCTCATGCCCGCCCACCCATTGCAGGCCACGCTCGACATGCAGCACTCCTGAGCGCAGGTCAATATCCGACCATTCCAGCCCGTACCCTTCCTCGGTACGCAATCCGCATGAGACGGCGCAGATAAGCCATGCTTCCAAAGGGTGAGCGTAGAAGCCCCGCAACAGCGTGCGCTGCTGACGGATGGTCAATATTCGCGGCTCGTAATGAGTTTTGGCCGGCAGTTGGATGTCACGCCTCGTGATGTCCACGTCCAAAAGGTTCCAGCGGATAGCCCGCCTGAGCATCGCGCGTAGTACGGCCCATGCCTTGCGTGCCGCGCCCGCGCTATCGAAACCGGCAAGCCATTTGTCGACCAGTTCCACGCTTATCGCGTCCATATCCGATGCGCCGAACACGGGTCTGACGTGCAACCGCCACGCGCTCTCGTAGCCCACGCGCGTGCTCTCACGCAGATTCCGCGTGCAATACGGCCAAAACCGGTTGGCCCAAAACTCTCGTAACAGCATTTTCAACCTCCAAAACCCACACGCCGTCTGGCCTGTCCAAACGGGTGAAACGTGTGGGTTTTCCAAAAAAGAAGAAGGGAACGTGATGCCCCCATTTCAACAGTTATTCGATTCCGTGGAGTTTTGGAGCGCGTTGATTCTCGCGCTCATTGGCGGTGGTGGGCTTGGTGGTCTTGTGGGCGCGTGGTCGAACCGGCGGAAAACCGAGGCCGATATCGACGGCCTCACCGCCGACGCGGCCGACAAGGCCGTGAAGATTCTCACGGACAGCATCATCAATCCACTGCGCGAGCAAGTCACCTATCAGGAGCAGCAGATTCAGCATTTGGAGGAGGTTCAACGCAAGTATTTCACGGCCGTGGCCTATACGCGCAGCCTGTTCCACTGGCTGCAATCGTTCTGCGAGATTGCGGAGCCGGAGTTTTTGAAGCGTCATCCGAAACCATCGTTGCCGGACGAGCTTCGCCCGGACGTGGCTCCGGAAACCATCATCGAATCCATTAAGGAGGAGTAATAATCATGACCCAAATCCATATCAGCATTAGGAAGCCGAAGACGGGTGGCTTGGACCCGGTCACGGGCGTGATGAGGTTCCGTCCGGTGCGTCGTCATTTCGACGCGGCGAAGAACCTTGTCATCGCGGCTTCGTTCGACGCGGACTTGTCCGAGGACGGTGAGTTGACGGTTGACCTGCTGCCCACGACGGGCGCGTTCGTCTGGCAGGTCATCGAGTTGGCGGACACGCCGCAGGCGTACACGCGTTACGTCGAGGTGCCGAACTCCAAGACCAAGGTCGAATACGCGGACCTCGTGGAAGTGGACGCCGGCACGTTCGTGCCGAAGGACATGACCGGCTCCCAACTGTTGAAGGTTCGCCGCGCTTCCACCCAGTCGGAGGCGGAGACGCTTTCCGCCCAATACCCGGACGAGCTGGTGTTCTTCGACGAAACGGCCACGACCGCGAGGGCCGCTATGGCCATGAGCACGTTGGAGTCCATCACGGCCGAAGCGCAGACGAACGCCGCGTTGGCTAAGAGCGCCATGCTGAGCGCCCGGTCCTCCGCGGATTCGGCGACCGCCGTCCAGTCCAATTTGAATGTTCTCGCGTCGAACGCGAGTGTGGCGGCGGCTTCCGTCGCCAATGATTCGCAGACGGTGGCCGACACCGCCAACGCGGTTGCGGCGAAGGGCGAGAGCGATATCGCCACCATCGATTCGACGGTTCAGGCGGTGAAGGATAAGGCGGAGGCTGCGACCACCGTACTGCCTTCCACCGGCACCGCCGAGGAAACCACGGAGGAAACCACGGAGGAACCCGGCAAGGACTCCACGCCAGCCAAGGCCAAGAAGGCCACTGTGAAGGAGGCCTGATCATGCCAGCCTTATACGCCGGCAAACGTGTCGGCAAACCATTGATGGGCGGACACGTACAACGCCCTATTCAACGGCAAGCTCGTATGGCCCCTCGACAAGGATACGGTGGTCTCCATCGAGATCACGGATGATAAGGGCAATGCCCTGCCCAAGTCTCTGGCCGTCAACGGCAGTCTGAAACTGGGAGCCAAGGCCACCTATGCGGACGGGCATGTTGGCGACCTGCTGCCCACCAAGGGCGTGACGTTCACGAGCAGGGACACGAGCACCGCCACGGTTTCGGGCAACACGCTCACGTGGAGGCATGGCGGCACGATTCTCGTCACCGCCACTGTCGACGGTTTCACTTCCGCCGCCGTGTCCATCAGCGCGGCCTACGCACCGGAAAGCATCAGGGTCACGGACGATTCCGGCCAGCCGGTCGATGCAGTCACCCTGCGCGTAGGCGAGACCAAGCATCTCAGCATCGCGGTATTGCCCGCCGCCGCCTCGCAGGAGTTTACTTCCGTCATCGCTAACACGACGCTAGCCACCGTCACCAAGGAGTCATGACAATGGCAGAATTGAACATCACCGGTCTCAAAACCGGGTCCACGAGTCTGAAACTGACCGCAGGCAAAGTCACGAAAACAGTGCCCATTACGGTACTTTCACGTAACCTGTTGTCCTATGGTCCCGCCGAGGGCAACGGTTTGACCGCCACCGTTAACAGTGACGGGTCATTGCATGTCACCGGTACCGCCGTCAAGCAATGGGCGGGCCTTTCGTGGAAGTTCCCCTGCCCGGTACAGGGCACCGTGATATTGAGCAGGCCCACCAGTGTCGACGGTCTGACCGTCAGCGTCAAATGCCTTGACGCCAAAGGTGGTCAACTGGGGAGCCAGCTCAACGTGGGTAATGCCGGGGTAATCCCCGCCGGCACCGTCAGCCTGCGCTTCGAAATCCTGTGTACTGAGGCCACGCCCACCGCGAAGGACGGCGACCTCCGAATCCAGTTGGAATCCGGTGACACCGCACGCGATTGGATGAAACCGGATAACACGAGCCTTAGGGGGAGGCTATGAACTAGCGAACCTGTATCCGGTCACCGGCCTGCCTAAAACGTTGGGTGCCAACCCGGGGATTACGGTCACGGAACAATCACCGGGCACGTACCTGTTCAAGGGTTCCACCACGAAATCTGTCGACTCATGGGTTGACTTGTCGGTTTCGGTGCATGTTGACGCCGGAACGTACACGATGGACGCCTCCGACTGGCCTTTGGGCAACAGCTCATGGCTGTTTGGCCTGCAAGCCACGCTCACCCCCGATGACGGAAGCAAACGCACAAACGTGTTCGCCCCTCGGGACTATGGGCCGAAAACCTTGAAGGCCGGCACTCTCGACTGCAACATCTTCATCAACACCACGGGCGAGGTCGATAAGACGTTCACACCCCGCCTCTACAAAATCGACTGATTTTAGCCCCACACCATACCGTGTGGGGCTTTTTTCATGGTGTCCCGATAATCCTGACCCACGACCGTGGGCCACAAAACAATATTCATCCCGAGAAAGGGGACATATGGTCAATAACAAGGACAAGCCGTGGCATAAGCGTCTGCTCGCCAAGGTCACGGCACTGGCCGCCGCCGTGTGCATGATGCTGCTTCCGGCGACCGCGCACGCGGACATGCAGGGCATCGACGTATCCAACTGGCAGTGCGGCATCGACATCGCCAACACGCAGGCGGACTTCGTGGTGGTTGGCACCACATGGGGCACGGGCCAAGTCAACAACAACTGTCTCGTGTCCGGCGTCAACACCGACGCCAACCGCATGATCGCCCAAGCGCAGGCATCCGGCAAGAAATTCGGATTGTATCACTACGCTATGGGCGGCAACCCGGAGGCCGAGGCCCAATTCTTCTACCGCAACACCAGCAACTATTGGCGTCACGGCATCGTGGCGCTCGACTGGGAGATGGACGACAATCCCGCATGGGGCAACTGGGATTGGGTACGCCGCTTCATGCGTGAGTGCGAACGCCTTTCTGGCGGTGTGCGTCCGCTGCTGTACACCGCCCCGGTCGCCAGCACCATCCCCAGCGACATCCGCGCCAAATACGGTTTATGGATTGCCCAGTACGCCAACACGTCTCCGACAGGCTATCAGGCATCCCCGTGGATGATCGGCGTGTACGGCGAGGCCATGCGCCAGTACAGTAGTGCGGGCGTGGTCAACACGTGGAGCCCCATCGACCTTAACATTTTCCGTGGCGAGGCATGGCAGTGGGACTTGTACTCCAACCCCGCAGGCAAGACCCAGACCACGACCCCGCCGCAGGCCGAGAAGCCGCCGACCCAGACCGTCGACCTACAGGCCCTCGCCACC